TTTTAACTCGCATCAGGAGAATATGCGACTCATTACAATTCATGCGGATGACCCCCGCGATTCATTCACAACCTGGTCAAAGGTTGAACTTGAGGGTCCAAATACAAAATTATCCATTGAGGATTTTTCAATCGGTGACGATTTCGGCCGGTGTTGCGATGCAACCGAAAGTGAAAAATTGTCTCATTGGGTTATGCGCTGGAAGCAAATTGACAATACACAATCTTTATATGATTTAGAGGATGATGAAGATGAAGATCTTGAGGACGAGTTGTTCTCTCTCATTGATGGTCTCCTCATCGATTGTGTTGGCGGACGTAAGTGTCGTCTTTGTAACACCATATATCGTTATCGTGACCATGTTATTGGGTGTCATTGCCATTACGAAGTTCGCTTCACTTTGGTTGGCATTCGTAAAATAATTCCTAACTTTTACATCACCAAAGATCATATGTTATCTATGATCGATGGGGGAGACCTTGTCTTTCTCACACACTCGAATATAATGTTTTTCCCTCTCATGGAAAAATTTTTGTGTGATGGAGATGATGTACTCCATGGATGGCATGTTAAAGATGCTGCCATTCGTGTTGCTGATGTATTTTACATGCTGGATAAACAAGGCATTGACATTGGATTATTTATGGATGCTGCCAAAAACTTCTTTCCTCTGATGATTGCCCCTATTGAGTTTGGCAATCTCCGTTACTGGTGGGAAAAGACATGGCGTGCCAAAATGAAATACATGAAGCGAGGCAACCTTATTGAGTTCTTTCCTGGACTCAAGAATATTACTTTTAAAGGCCGTATTCCTGATCCTGTTGCCTATCACGTTACTATAAATGGTGATGATGCTACTATTACGCCTAAAAATCCTGCCTGGGAACCTATGTGCACCCGAATACATGAAGTTGAGTTCATGGGTGACAATGAGCCACAACGTAACGTTGTGTTGCCGCGCCAGGCTGTCCTTCATCCTTTACAGGACAACGTCACTTTCTATTGTTCACCCCCATTCCATGCTTTGAATGGTACTCATGGTGAAGCAACAAATGAAGATGATGTTTGCCCTTGGGCCAAGAGTGATGTTGTGGTCAACTTCAAATCCATCCAAGCGCAAGAGCTTGAAGCCAAGTTGGAGTCGGAGCATTGGAAAGTGCATCCGAAACTTGGGTACCATGTTGAAACACTGAACTTTCAACGAACACATATGACTTTGCCAAAATATGGGTTCATGTACACTGCCCCCCTGGGTGCATATAAAAC